CGAAGGAGTTGATCGCGTGAGGTACAAAGCCCTCAACGATTTTACAGTTCAAGCAATTATTTTTCTGTGGTCAATTAAAGTTCCAGTTGGTCATTTCGTAATCTGCGAAACTTGCGACGCGGACGACATTGTCTTAACAAAAGAGAATGCTCGTAAGTTCCACGCCCTACATGGTGGGATGCACCGTCACCCAAGCAGAAACTTTAAGTTAATCGCTTAAGCCCATGAAAAGCCCTCCGCCGAAACGCGGAGGGTTTTTCTATTTGACAAACACCAAGAGATGCCGTAAAATTCAATTATGAAGTCAAGGGGCTTTATGAAAAGAAGGGAACTAAAATGGAAACAAGATTAGGATCCGGCGCAAGTTGCGCAAGTTGCGATCAGCAGAGTCCAAGAAAGTTTGTATGGAACAACTGGCACATCTGGGCTTGTAACGTGGAGTGCGCTAACCAAGCGCGTTACGCTTACCTAGCCGTAATATTGGCTAAGAAGTAAGATGAGTTACATTTATCTAAATTGCTGGCGTTGCGGTCAGGCTATGAAGGTGCAGGAAAGAAAGTACATTCACGGTTTGTGTTGCGGCAAGTGCAATAAATAACTCAAATAAGAGTTGTGCTAAAGTTGAAGAGTTCCGTCGAGCGGGTCTTTTCTCCCTTCGTCCTAGCTCCGGAATACGGATAGGGTAATCCCTTTAACCTATCCCTAAGCGCGTCACCTTATTCCCTTTTGGTGGCGCGTTTAGTTTTTCCTAAACGCGGTTTGACAAGCTGGGAAATTGGTAATAGATTGAATAAATCAAGTAATGACAAACTACAAAGAAAGGTAAAAAATGTCGCGTTTAGAGGGAACAAAAAAAGTTGTCGTTGGACAACGAACTATTAAACAGCAGCACCAGGAGCTTCCAGCTTCAGCAATAAAAACTATCGAGGGGTTAGATAATAGCTCAGATAGGGATGAATACATCAAGATGTTAAGAGAAGCTGGGTGGACACTACAAAGTATTGCTAGTGCACATGGAGTGACTCGTGAGCGTGTACGACAGATTGCAGCAGAGCCTCGCATGTACTTTGAAGATGTCAAGTCTTTAGAAGTTCCAGCAGCTCCAAATCGAACTGTCAATGTTTTTAAGTCTATTGAAATAGAACTAGATCCTGCGGTAACTGCAAGAATGATTGAACTGTCTATACTGGCTCGGAAGCCTATAACTAACTCTGCGGAGGCGTTTGAGTTTGTTGCCTTACTGAATCAGGAGATTGAACGTGGGGTAAGTGGTATTCGCCTAGCCAAGGTGCTAGGAATTAACCACTCGTCAATTTATGCTCGGTTAGCCAGATACGGTTACCGGGAAACCAAAGCCGTGTCAAAGCACATGCAATTAAATAAAAACTTAGTCGTGGCTAAATAACGCTTGACTTTGTCAGACAGGTGTGTTACCCTTATGTCATAGGCGGAAGGGAGAATAAAATGCCTAAGTTAAAGTCAGACTTTCACACTCTGTATTACAGTGGTTTGGAAGGCGCAACAATAGTACGGTTCGTAGAAATGCGAGGCGATGAATTCGGTGGAAAACCATTCCCCGTATTTTTAGTCAAGTTTGCTGATGACTCAATTGGTGAAATTGAAATCTCGCAGGACGAGGAAGGAAATGGCGGAGGGTTCGTATTCGGACTCCCAAGCCCTTTCAGCGAATAAGAAGTACGGAAAGCCCCTTGCGAAAGCAGGGGGTTTTCTATTTTCTTGACTTATCCGAACTAGTTAGGTAGATTAAAGTTATGAAGTATGTAGTAACAATGATGAGCTCTCGAGGTAGAGAGGTAAAAATTCCTTTGGGAAGAGCCCAGGCTAGCCTTGGATTAGCGATTGCGTATGCTCACAAACAGATGTCGCTGGATAAGTCCTCTGCTGTTGCAATTATCAGAGAGGTAAGCCCTGGAGGAACTAGCAGAGTCGTTAAGACAGTTGCTCCAAGCGATAGATACACCACCGTTTTTAAGTAGTAAATTCAAGGAAAAATAGCCCTTATAGAACTGCGGTAATCTCGCTACTATGAGCAAATTAGAAATTGTCCAGAGCGCGTACCACACCAACCGAGATGGCGAATCCTTTGTAGTTGCTATCGTTGATGACGCGGAGAACGATGACACTAAGCTGGTAATTATGTTTCAAGATGATGGATACACTGCGGTTCTATCTCTGGATCAGCTCATTGACGAAGAAGACATCTCGGAAAAAACTAATAACTGGGACCCAATTAAATACGAAGAGCGACTTCGCACACCGCTTTGGGATGAAGACGACGACTCCTACGAGTTTGTGTACTAACTATGACAACTATCGCCGCCATTCAAGGGGATGGCTGGTCAATTATTGGCTACGACTCTCGCTTATCTCGCGGTGACTCTGGCGGTCGTATCTACACGCTGCCGAAAAGCAATGGGAAAGTTGTAAAAAGGGATAGATACTTAATTGGTGCAGCTGGTGATTTAAGAGCTATCAACTTAATTTCCGATGTAGTTAAGCTGCCAGATCCTGGGGAGCTCACTGGAGCTAAGCTTGATAAATTTTTTACCTCGTTTGTAGTTCCAACTATCCGCAGCTGCTTCGAGGCTGCGGGATACGGAAAAGATGGAGCTCAGGAATCTCAACTAATAGTTTCTATAGCTGGCCAGCTCTTTGAGCTCGGCGAAGGTTATGAGTGGAGTAAAGATACAAGTGGGCTGTACGGGATTGGTAGCGGTGGAGATTACGCAATAGGGTCATTACACTCAATCGTTGAAAAGAACTGCTCACTTGAAAGCGCTAAGGAACACCTAAAGACCGCTCTAGCAGTAGCAATAAATTTAGATCCATCCTCAGGTGGACCTATAAACATAGTTACGCAGGAAAGCCACTAAAAGAAAAAAGCCCCCCTTTCGGGAGGCTGGCCCGGATAGCAGCTGTAGCTGACTGGAGGTAAAAAAAGTATCAGCTACTTGGGCGCGGCGCATTGACTTTCCTGGGGAAGCTGGTAAGCTTACGGCATGGGAAACTTTGTATCTTTATTTGCAGGTGTTGGCGGCTTTGATTTAGGTCTTGAAGCTGGTGGACATAAATGTGTTGGTCAGGTTGACATTGACAAGAAGTGCCTCGCCGTATTGGAAAAGCATTGGCCAGATGTGCCAAAGCATAATGATGTAGTAACAGCAAAGGAATGGGCTGATGAGCAAAACCTCGTTGGAAAAGTTGACATTGTCTGCGGAGGATTTCCGTGTCAAGACGTTAGCGTTGCAGGAAAAAGGGCTGGGCTGGCTGGTGCCAGGACTGGACTCTTCTTTGATGCACTCTCTTTCGCGACGCATGTCAAGGCAACAACTCTCATCCTGGAGAATGTCCCAGGACTTTTATCAAGCAACAACGGACGCGATTTCGGAGTCGTCCTCACTAGTCTGGCCGACGCAGGGTATAGCGACATCCAATGGCGCGTTCTTGATTCGCAGTTCTTCGGAGTCCCCCAGCGTCGCCGTAGAGTCTTCATTGTCGCAAGTCTTGGAAACGGAAGTTTCCCCGAAATACTCATTGAGCGCGAAAGCAGCCGAGGGGATCATCCGGCGGGCGGAGCGTCGCGGGAAAACATTACCAGAGCCGCTGAAGAAAGCGCTACAAACAGTAGTGGACGCAGCAGCAACGAGCAGCGAGTAGGTAGCTTCGAGCTGTGGACTTTCCCAGAAGAAGATAAATCACCAGCTCTTTCTGCTCGGAGAGCTAGTGACATGCTGCAGTATCCAGCTGAGTAAGGTAAAAATTCTATGCCAAGCTGGTATGTGAAAACTATTCGCAGCGGAGCTCGAGCTGCAGATGGCTCTCTTCCGGCGGATGTTTGGACTGAAGGAGTCGTGCATCCAACATTAAATGTGTTTGATGTTGGGGATACACGAGCTGTAGTAATAGTTGTTGAGGATGAAATGCCAGCTTACCCGATTCAAGGAACAGTAATTGGTCGCAAAGATACTGCTGGACCACAAGGAAAAGGTCATGGGGAAGCAGATGACCCAATGTACACGCTTGACACAACAGGAGGTCACGCCGTGGCTATGACAGAAGATAATGAAACAATCGTGTTCCACCCACACAGAACAGATGGATTCCGTATTCAGGGTGACACAGTCAATACGCTTACGGCTTTTATGGGTACGGGAGGATTAAATACGCCAATGGTTGCTACAAGTAAGGTTCGCCGCCTCACACCAGTTGAGTGCGAAAGGCTGCAGGGATTCCCTGATGGCTGGACTGCGGTAGACGAAAAGACAGCTGATTCCCACAGATACAAGCAAATGGGTAACGCGGTTACTACCAATGTGGTTGCTTGGGTAGGCAAAAGAATACCCGTTTTATAACGATTTGATAACAACCAAAAAGCCCGTAGTTATTATCTTTTAGGTAGATTTGACAATAGCAGCCTCTCGTGTTACCCTTAAAGTAATCCTTAAGAGAGGGAGAACATAATGACAAAAAACACAAATACGAAAGTTAAACAAACAACTGGCGGAATTGAAGCTCCTGACTACTCAGACTTCATTGACGGTATGCCTTTATGGAGTAATGTCCTTGACGGGCTCTGGGTAGGCGGAACAGATAACAACGACACCCTAGGTGATCATCGCGCGTGGAGCGGTAGACAAGCCTTCATTACGCCTGAGTTCTTTGACACGGTAGTAACTATGTACCAATACGCCAATCCAGTTGATTGGTTTGTAAAGGAATACCGCTACTGCATCTATGACTCAGACGTTAGCCACTTCGACTGGAGCGAATTATTCGATACAGCCAAATTTGCACACAAGGAGTGGAAGGCTGGGAAGCGCTTGTTGATTCGTTGCCAAGCAGGGCTCAACCGTGCTGGACTTGTTACGGCTCTTGTGCTTATCCGTGAGGGCTACTCACCTGAAGAAGCAATCGCTTTAATCAGGAAGAAGCGGAGTTCTATGTCTCTATTCAACAAGCAGTTCGTACAGTTCCTTAAGACAATTGACGTTGAGATGTGGCGTGGAGATGTTTATATTCCCCGCGTGTCGGACATTGACACTAACTGAGAAAGTGTGATACCTTTAGAAAGTCGCAAGGGCGACAAAAACAAAAGGAGAAACAATGAACCTCACAAAGCGTGGAGTTATAGTACGAAACATTTCTATCGTTCTACTAGTTCTTGTAGCGGTTGTAGTGGCTGAAAGAGTTACCACACCAGATGCTTGCAAGGTAGAATTTAGTCAAATGTCGCAAGGTTGTAAGGACTTGCTCTACCCATAAGGGTAGGGCTTGTCCTATTTCTAAGGAGAAAAATGAATAGCACTAACATAATTTGGACAGCTGTTTTGTCAGCTCTCTGCGGTATTGGCTGCATAGCAGCTGCACTTGCACACAACACGGACCTGGTGATTGGCCTTGGTCTCGTTTCAGTTTCAGCTGCTCTTCTGTCCGGACGCGAGCTCTAGGTAAAAATTTTAAACTAGGCTGCTGCGGCTCAAATTATAATTAGATCCAACAGTCCTAGAAGAAACAGGTAGACATACTATGACAGAAGAATCCACTCCCGCGGAAGAACTAACTGAAGTTGCAGAAGTTGTAGAAGAGTTAGAAGCTGAGGTTGAGGTTGCGGCTGAGGCTGCGGCTGAAGAAGAAATTGCAGCAGTTGTGCCGGAGGATAATACTTCGCGAGGTAAAAAATTTAAAGCTGCATCGGAAGCTGCGGTAGAAGTTGAAGCAGCTGAGCTGCAAGAAGTTGTTGAAGTTGTAGTACCAGCGCCAGCTGCAACACCAGCTACGGTATCGCCAGCTGCAACAAGTGGAGGAATGTCACTTTCAATTCGCAACCGGAGATAATAACTTTACGAATTAGCACCCAATCACTGCGATAAACTTGCGGTGTTGGGTGCTATTTTTTAGCGCCGGTGTGAGATCAATGGAAGGACGACACCCATGACAGCAATAAATAAACTGCGACAGGTTAGCCTACGCATCGTTGCGGTATTCGCTGCTTCAGGACTTTCAGTCATTGGAGCGGGTGCACTTGCTGGAGTTGAACTCTGGCAAGCGGTGTTTATGGCAGGTGTAAGCGGAGTAGCTACGGTAGTCGAAGGACTATCCCGTGCCTATCTCAAAGACGGACAACTATCAATGGAAGAAATTGATGAAGTATTCGTTGCGGTAGATAAGAAGAATGCTCAAGCCACAGGCAAGTAATCACGCAAACAAGTACGCCCCTTACCTTGCGGTAGGGGGCGTATCTGTTTAGTTTGCGGTTAGCAGTGGCAGTTGTCACTACTGCAACAAGGCGAAGTGTCTTCAACGGTTACGGTATTCTCGTATCCACACTGCTGGCAATCAACTTCAATGTCGTTACCCATTGAACTGAATGAACTTGTTTCTATGTCTGTATTACGGTGTGCACACTCACTGCACTCAAAACTTACGGTGTAGTCGTAAGTCTCTGGGTAGTCGTAGTATCCCATTTGCTTTCTCCCTTTCCTTTACGGTATCTCTAGTATTACACCTATGTTAGGTGTTGTCAAGTCATTACCATTGCGTGTCAAAAAGATAACCCCCTAACCTTAAAGGCTAAGGGGCTAACTCTTATTGGATTTAGATAACTGTCTCGCCTAACTTGTTTCCATAGATAGCAGAGTAGAACTCTAACTTCATAGGCAACTCTGCTTCAACTGATAGAACCTCTACGCCCTGAACTATCTCTCGTGCTTCTTTCTGTGCCTGTGCTTCATCACTAGCCTGTACGCGACACAGGTCTCCATCTATGAACTTGACCTTGTAGTAAGTCACTTGCTTCTCCCTTGTTAGAACTTCACACAACTCTGTGTGTTGTCTTTAGTATTACACACACTATGCTTCTTGTCAAGTCAATAGCACTAGACACACACTTATTAACTTCTCAAACACAATAAGAATCTCAAACACATAGGCAGCTCAGATGCAAATAAATTTATTAAATTATTTTTGCATTGCATCAGCTTCAGATGACGCGCAGCTGGGAAGCTGAAGAAGCAAAGAAATTTAGGAAACGATTTCATCAGAGTCCCGTATATAGCGCAGCCGTCTTGCAGGCCAAATCCAAATAAAGTAACTGTTCACTCTTTCTGTCAAATCGTTCAATAATGACCGACCTCAAGTAGTTATAAAATAAAGTAACCGAAAGGGTAACTTCTTGTCCTACTCCTCCGATCCATATGCCCATCTATGGACCTGCGACTGGTGTAAAAAACATTATGTAGTTCCGCAACTTGCCAGGGACTGCGAGGATAAACACTTAAAAGAAAACTCTGTACAATGGGACAATGAAGTCGCTACCTGATTACGAAATTAAGTATCTAAATGCGTTTCCCTACCCGCCCACGCGCCGCCTAGCAACCCTTCGGGCAAAAGGGTGGTCTCTGTCTGTTCTTGGTAAGGCGCTAAACCCTCCACGTTCTAAAGCTACTATCCATAATTGGACTGCAAACGAGGGAATTTTTGATTTTACAGAGCCAATCCCGCTTCCTGAAAAAAACCCACTTCCAGCCCATTCCCTGGCTCCTCTAGTTCCTTTAGAAACTATTCCTGAACTTCAGCGACTAGCCCCTCTAGCCCAGAGATACCGCTCCAGAACCCCTAAAACTTCAATTTATGCCGAATCTAACGAGAAATTAACAGAATTAGTGGTTTCGTTATATCTAAGAGGTGTCCCAGTTAGTGCTATTGCAAAGGCAACACAGGTCTCTAATCGGGCAATGTACCGTAGAGTCAACAGAGGATTAGGAAAACTTTAATATGACAGATGATAGAGCCCAAGTTTGCGTATTTTGGTATAACGCTGACCGTAAAACCAACCCACAGTCTAGATATTTGCAAGCTCTTTCAACAGACTCTAGGCCAATTACCCCTTTATCTTTTGATGTTACTGATTTAAGCGGTTTAGATGCCTTTAAAAACGCTATTTTTGTCACTTCAGAGGCAGATTTATTTAAAAATCTACCTATTTCTAGTAGAAAAGTTCCACTTATTATGCCAACCCACATCGCCCGCCAACTTCTGGGGTGGCAGAACTTTGTCCCAACTCCAGCCCCAGAAACCCTATGAAAATGGCAGAAAATAAGCCAGCACGAACTTTTGACATATTTCCAGCAAATGTTGTTATCTGTCCTCAAAACTCTGCTGACTCACTTGATCCAGAAAGTGTTACAGCATCAAGGCATCACGGGGTTGCAGGGGCAAAATACATAGAAACAGCCAGAGTTATTGCATCTTCGGGCATTATTTACATAGGCGTTGACTCATCTGCAGGTCCGGTTACAGTTTTTAGCGAGACTTTTACTCAGCAAAACAGTGAAACCAACTCTATTACCCGTTTTGTTACAGAATCTGGAAAAATTATTGCCGCCTCAAAAGACAGGGGTTGTGGGTGTGGCTCGCGTCTAAAGAACTGGTCTCCGATAACCTCTTTAAATAGGGCAAACCGAAGGGACACCTAATGTCTGACATTAGTTTTATTACTTTTACTATTCTTGCACTAGCAACGTATCGCGTTACTAGATTTCTAACAACAGATCATCTCTTTAACGGTCCGCGGGAAAAGATTTTTAATCGGTTCAATCCATCCGAGACAAAGATTGGATACCTATTCACTTGCGAGTGGTGTATGAGCATCTGGGTAGGATTAGGGTTTGTTTTTTGGTATACAATTAGTCAAGAAATTACTTGCTTTTTTGCGATAGCTTTTGCTCTGTCTGCAGTAGCAAGTTTGTTGTCCGCATATGAGAATAATTAAATGCTCATCTCATATTCCGCAGCGTTAACGACAAGGAGAAATAGTGGGCGTATTTAGCCGAGATACTGCAGAACCAACGCGTTCTACACGGCCTACTGCTGGTTCCTTAGGAGCATTCGTTTCACCACAGGGGCAAGTGCAAGCACTCCCTTACACCGCTATACGTTCTCTCACCGCTGCTGCAACTCAAATTCGGGTAGGCGACAAGGCAGAATTTGAACAGTTTAAGAGTCGTCGCTCTGCAAACTCTTCTGCATGGCAGTCCGAGGCCTGGGAATATTACGACGCAATTGGCGAAATAAAATACGCATTTAATCTTGTTGCAAGTGTTATCTCACGTATCCGAATTTACGCGGCTGTTGTAGAAAATCCTGCAGAAGCCCCTACATCAGTTCGCACAACAGCCAACATTGATCCAAGTCTTGCTTCTGCTGCCGAACGCGCATTAAGTCGTCTTGATTCCGCTTACGGTGGTCAGGCTGGACTTTTGCGCGATGCTGCTCTCAATCTTTCTGTTGCTGGCGAGTGCTACCTAGTACAGGTTCCAGAACGTCCAGGATACGGAATTCCAGAATCTTGGGATATTAAATCTGTAGACGAAGTTCTTGCTGGACAAAAAGGTGGCTACAGCCTTATTGGCCGCCGCGAACAGTCAACAAGCACTGGTTACAGCGGTGGCAACGGTGGACAGGGGATGCAACTTAACAACAACGCTTTTGTTGGTCGCATTTGGCGAGCACACCCACGCTATTCAGATGAAGCAGACTCATCACTGCGCGGTCTGCTAGATCTTTGCGCCGAACTTCTACTTCTTAACCGTACTTTCCGCGCAACTGCGCGTTCACGCCTAAACGCTGGCGCTTTATATATTCCAGATGGCTTAGCAGTTTCCTCTGGCGCAGCTCCTGACTACCCTTACGCAGATGACTCTGATTTAGATCCAGCAATACTTGCTGAAGAACAGCAAGATGATTTTGAAGAGCAACTTATCGACGCAATGACAACTCCTATTAAGGATGAGGATTCAGCAAGCGCAGTTGTTCCACTTATTATTCGTGGTCCTGCAGAACTTGGCGATGCTATCAAGCAGTTCAAGTTTGAGCGTTCTTTTGATGCAACTCTTGTTCAGCGTGCTGATCGCGTTCTAGAACGTATTCTGCAAGGCATAGATGTGCCTAAGGACATTGTTACCGGTCTTGCTAATGTCAAGTACTCAAATGCGCTACAAATCGATGAGACGCTTTACAAGACTCATATCGAACCTCTTATGCTTTTGATTGCAGACGCACTTACTGTTGTCTACTTACGTCCTTACTTAATCGCTAACGGATACTCAGAGAGTGAAGTAAGCAAACTTGTTGTTTGGTATGACCCATCAGCAATCTCAACTCGCAATGACCGCGCCTCTGATGCTGATTCAGGTTTCGAGAAGATGGCAATCTCGCTGGCTACTTGGCGACACACTCACGGTTTCTCTGAATCAGATGCGCCAACCCCAGAAGAACTTGCTATCCGTATGATCTTTGAAAAGGGCGCTATCACCCCTGAACTTACACAAGCTGTTCTTTCTGCTCTTTCTCCAGAATTTATGGATCGCGTTCAAGGCGCTCAGCAAGAAGCTTCAGTTGCTCCGCTTCCACAAAATGTTATTGATGCTCTAGACGGTAATATTCCTGAAGCGCCAGTTACAGCTGCCGCTGGAGATGCTTGTCCTCCAGCAACTCAAGACATTGTTATTAATTTAGATAACCGTAAAAAGGCTATTGACCAAGCAATGTACGGTCCGCTAAATCCTGGCGAACCAAACGAAGAGTACTGGACAGAACTAGGCCAAGAGTGGAATGTTTCTGCTGAAGAAGCCAAGAAGCAACGTTGCGGTAACTGCGCTGTATTCATTCAAACTCCTTCAATGATGAGTTGCATTGAAAGCGGTCTCACAGACAACACGGATGAGTTTGACGCAATTGATGCTGCTGGCGAATTAGGTTACTGCGAAATCTTTGACTTCAAGTGTGCCTCGGCGCGGACTTGTCGCGCTTGGGTTGCTGGCGGCCCCGTAACGGAAGAAAGTGAAAGTAAAAATAATGTCTAATGAAGATTTAGATACTTTTGCTAAAGGTAAGAGAACCGTTTCCCAGACTCCTGCCCCAAAGAAGGATCGGATTTATGGATCAAACAAAAACAAAAAAGGATCTGCTTCTTCTGGCAAGTCTGGCGCGGTTAAGTTCTCAGCAAAAACTGAAAACTCGCTTAAGAAAAAGGTTAGCGAACATAATGAGAAAGCTCGTGAAGGTCGCAAAGTAACTTTAGGGATGCTTAAGGCTGTTTACCGCAGAGGTGCTGGAGCGTTTTCTGGAAGTCACCGCCCAGGGATGGGCCGCGACCAATGGGCTATGGCTCGTGTTAACGCTTTTTTAAAACTTGTTAAAAGCGGAAAGCCGTCCAACCCTAACTACAAAACTGATAACGACCTACTACCTGCATCACACCCTAGAAGCACTAAAAAATCATCTTCTAGCGAGTCTTTGGTTGCTTCGGCAAACCTTGTTCCTGAAGAGCAGGATTTGGCTGAAGCACTTTTAGACATTGTTGCTAAGCACGGAAAGTTTAACGAAGATCAAATCGGAGTTTGGGCAGGTTACACTCCTGCAGCCGAAAATGAAGTTGCTTCTATTGGTGTTAAGTGCGCCAACTGCGTTTTCTACCAAGGCGGAGAACTTTGCGCAATTATATCTCTACCAGTTGAGCCAGAAGGTAAGTGCCGTTTTGCAGTTCTACCTGAAGGCGCTGTAAATGATGACGCTGTTATTGAATACGAGAGAGCAAATCTTAAGCAAGATATTGATGACATTTATTACGAACAAGAACTTTCAGTTTCTGTAGAAGATATAGAAAACTATGAGTCACCAGAGAAAGCTATTCTTGCTTTAGCAGAGTTCTCCGGTCTTGGATATGAAATAATTGATTCCTTACGAGCATCTTGGCTTCGAGGTGTAAAAAACGGCGATGATCCATATAGCCGTGCTAGAAATCTGGCAGAATTAGGTTATAAGAGTGTTGATGCTGATCTGCTTCCTACCTTTGAGAAGGGTTCTTATTCGTGAGTAATAATAGAGATTCAGTTATGTCTCAAGTAAAACTAATTCAGTTGCAGGTTTTTGCTGCTATTGAAGAGGCAAACGCTGGTGTTCCCTTTGAGCGTCGCGTAACTCCTGGCTCTGCTCTTACTGTTGTTAAGCGTTCCCTAAACTCAACTCGCAGTCTGCCTTTTGAGGTACGCGAGTTTCACGCAATGCGAGAACTTTCTGCCTTTATTAATCTTGTTCAGAAAAACAAGTTTAGTGACACTTTTACTAATCACACTGATCTTTTAATTGTTGCTCACCCCTCTTCTACTCGCAATCACGGGTTAGCCGCTTCTGCGCTCTCTAAAGCAAGGCTGCGATGGATTCTCTCTGATGCTCGTATCTCTGAACAGGCTCTCCCTTTACTTGCTTCCGTATATACTTCTTCTGAAACATCCGCAGAGTATAGATATGCAGTAGTTCGTCTTGCCTCTCTGCCTAGAGGTTCTTACCCATTAGAAGCACTAACTGCAGCTTTTGGCGATGGAAACTCTAGACTTGCTCGCAGCGCTCGTGCAATGCTCCAGCGCCGTGACCGCAAGGGCCGCTTCGCGTTCCAAGGCGGCGGTGCAAGTGCATTAGTTGAGCGTGCAAATGGTCAAGTACAACGCCTCACAGGCCGCGTTGTGTCGCAAGGCGAAAACGGAGACACCGTACGTATTCAGCTTCCTAACGGTCGTTTAGTAGATATTCCTACAGATGGCGCAGAATTTATTAAGGCTGTTATTGGAAAGAATAAAGATGGCTTTAGTGGCGTTAAGGCTGACTACAAAGCTGGCGACATTATTCTTAACGAAGAAGATTTACAATTCTTTGATGCTCCTCATGGGTTTCGCAAAGACGAGGATTACAACGGACCTGGTGTTAAGTTCACTGATGATGAATACGATGTTGTAAAAAATGGCAAAGACTTTGCTATTGCTCGCCGCGACAATGGGTTAGGAGTAGGTAATGCAGATAACTGGGCTGATGCCCAGAAGATGATTTACGATGATGAGCCTATTGCTGATGCTTCAGCCGGCCGCGAACCTATTGCTCGTTTGACTCAAGAGCAAATTGACAGAATGTACGACGATCCTAATTTTGACCCTAAAGATATTCTTACCCCTGGAGGGGCTGTCTCTGATGAAAGTGCTGGTCAAGACGAAACACCTGAAGCAGGTGAGTTTAAATACAACTACCCTGAGGGCGCGTATCAACTTCCTCTAGATGTTAAGTATGCTGACGGATTTTTTGACCCAGCAAATGACAGCAGTGATTTTACCGATGACCCTAAAGAACTTGCTCAGAAGTTTTCTAGTGAGGCTTTGGTTAGTGCTCTTCGTAAAGGCCTGCTCCCTGGTGATGGTAGCAAGGCTAATGGCGAAGGTGTCCTGCAGTTTAAAAATAAAGAACCAATCCCTGTTGAAGCGTTATATCTTGCTCTTGAAGAAAAAGGCAACAACGCAAAACTTGAAGTAGCAAAAATTTATGATGCTGCCAACGGCGACAAAAAGAATCAAGAATCCTTAGCTCGTCTAGAGGTTAAGCCTATCCCGTCCAAAATCGATGGTTCTTATGTGGACTCAGAGGGAGTTCGTCGCCCATGGAACTACGAACCTGACACTAAAATTACTCAGGGGACTCCTGCTTCAAAAACTCCTCTAGAAGAATCTACAAAAGTAGCACTTCTAGGACCTGGACCTGTCACAGAAGAAGAAGTTGCAGTAGAAGTTGCACGTCGCAAGGCATTGACTCCGACAATGATTACGGACTCCAAAGGTAACTTGGTTTATAAGAGTTCTTACAATGACCCTGACCCAGATGTTGTTCGTGAGCAACTTAAAGAATTAAAAGCTTCGCGAGCTAAAGCAACAGATGATACTCCCACACCAGACGTTTCAGAATTAGAAGAGCAACCAACAGAACCTCCTGCAGCGCCTATGCGCAAGGGTCAGGTTTCTCCTGCCGGTGATTGGCAGTGGTATCCAGCAATTGGTATGGGCGGCCAAAGGCTAGAAGGCTTCTGGGGAAGAACAGAAAAAGGCATTGCAAAACTTCCACCTAAAGAAGCAAAGGCTCCTTATGTTCCTCGAGAGCCTGTTCTTCCAGATGAAATCGGCGGTGGCTGGGAACCAGGTAATGATTTAGACTACGTGGGCAAAGGACCTGTCTACGAAAAAACAATTGACGGTGTTACCTATAGGTTTATTCAAAACTCTGATGGCGCTTGGGATGTTGTTGAGATGCGCGGCGGGGAACGCTACAACGTTGGCGGACCTAACCAAGTAGATATTGCTGACCCTGCCGTTTTTGATGACAAAATTGCTCAGATTGTTGATGCTAAGCAGAAGTTAAATCGTAATGCTGTTAAGGAACTTCTTAGCCAGTGGGGGTTTGACAAAGAAGTTATAGATTTAATTGATGAAGCCGACGCATATGAGATTCTTGCTGCTGTCACGGCTGACCCTGCATATGCTGATCTACAAGCCAAGCATGAAAGATTCTTAGCTGGAGAACAAAATGCTCCTTTCCGCGCTGAATCAAAAGCCTTCTTAGATATCAACAGTAACCTCGACAAAATCAGGGACAACTATGTTCCTGATGATGAGCCAGATATTGCCGACACTGTTTCCGATGTTAGAGGCGGTATCCCAACTTCCTCAGAGATTCAGAGAATGCTTGATGGCGAAGATATTGGTTCTGAAGATGAGATTTCTGGAGATGCTCCCTCTGAGGTGCTACCTAGAGCTAAAGCAGTACCTGGAGAAAAGAAAGAACAAGATCCAGAAAAGCGAAACGATATTCTAGAAGAACTTAATGTTTTTGCTGAACGCGCTAACAAAGCCTCAGACTTGATGGATCAACTTCTTGGTAACTCGGATTTAGATGAAGGTATGGACACCAACCGCGCTCTTAGCGCCGGCGCATCCGTAAATCTTGCCGAAGATATGTTAGCCGAAGCTATGGTCAGTGTTGACGATCCTTCTGTTCTTGATAACAATATTCAACAGGCTGGATGGCACTTAACACAAGCCATTGCTACCCTTGCCGATGTTGATCTCCCTGAAGCTCAAGGAGTTCGCAGCGAGATTCTAGAACTTCGTAATGAACTTGAAACCTACCGTGGCAATCTTGAAGCAGAACTTAAAAAAGATAAAATATCTATTGATAAACTTGTTAAGCACATGCTTGTCGATCAACACTCAGAGATTAAAGTTGAAGACATAAACCCTCTTGTTGATGGCGACAAAGAAGAAACTCCAGAAGTTCCTGCAGAAGCCCCCGTAGAAGCTCCGGCAACTGGTAGACCTCGCCGTGTGCGAAACAACAATGTTGCTGCTAATCGTCGTTGGCAAGCCCGCTTCGGAATCAAACCACCCGTGTTCTACAAAAAGAACCGTGGAATGTTCTACGACATCAATGGCGTGCCAATAAATGTTGGCGATAAGGTGACTCACAATAATCCTGACAAGGATGAGAAATACGGCGAAGGCGTAATCATTTCCCGTATCCCAAATCTAGGTCGCTGGCGCTTAGGCAGAGCCGGAGAACAAGTCAAGGTTGATTACGCTTCTTATGTTTGGGTTCAGTTCGCTAACGGTAAAAAAGCAAAACTTGCAACTCGTATGCTTATCAACAAAAATCCTGATTCTGTTGAGAATCCAGCTAACGTAGTTAAGCCTGTACTTGATGCTGAAATGCCGCCACCAGATGTTTATATTGATGACTGGAAGAAGTTTGGCAAGGCTCTTGAAGAATTTGGCGTTGAGCCAGGCAAAGATGCTCGCGGTAACGATGGGTTCCAGGCAGATGCTGGTAACGCTCAGCAAATGGTTATTTCTAAAGATGCTGATGGTGACTATGCCGTCTATCTAAAAGAAGAAAACATCTGGCGTAACCGTCAGGTAGAGCCTTTGTTTGTTTCTAAGAATCTTCCAGAAGCTGCTAACTACTTTATTGCTGAAGTTCATAATCGTCGCTACCAGACTGACTTCCCAGCCAACCCAGTATGGGCGGGCGAGAAAGCACCTACAGCAGTTCCTAATCCAGAAACTAATGTTGTTGAAGTTCCTGAAGCCGGTTCTGTAAGTAATGCCGGTATGCCTAGTGTTGTTAACCTTGACACCAGTGGCAAGTTTGAAGATCTACAAAAGCAAATTCAAGATGCTATTGATAGTGGTCAAAAGATTGCATTCAACTACAAGGGTGAAGACCGTCTAGTCACCCCTAAGCGCATTTGGACTAACCCTAAGAATGGCAACATTAATCTTGATGCTGTTGGTGAAGATGGTTTCAAGGTCTACACCATTGTAAATATGGAAAACCCTGATAGTCCTGTTGAACCAACTCCTATTCCTGAACCAACTCCTATTCCTGAAGATGTTGCTCCTCAGGCAAGCGATAAGCCTTTCCTAGAAGCAGTTCCTCTTGAAGATCAAATGGCTAACGCTAAAAAAGATTATGAAAATTTAGGCAATGAAATTGTTGACAAGGCTGTAGATGGCTTAGGCGAAAGCAACTCAGAGGTTGCTGAACTCTATAAACTCCGCGATGAGGCATTAAATAAAATAGTTAACCTTAATAAGCAGATCAAAGAACGCGATGCAACCCCTTCTCGTGATCCTCAAGAGCGTATGGATGCACTTAAGGATGAGTATAAGGCTCTTGGTAACGAAATCCTTGACCTTGAAATTAGTACCAGTCCTGACCGCGAGGCCATCTCTAAAAAGCAAGACCGCATGGCCGAGATTGTAAAGCAAATGGAGCCACTTCGCGCAGAAGTCAACAAGGATGTAGTTCCTGTAGCTGACGAACCTAAGGCAGACAATCAAGATCCAGATGCAGCCCGCGCCAAGCAACTTGAAGATATTGTTGCAGAATTTAACGACACTCCTGAAAACGCTGAGCAAGATTTTGAAATCATCAATAATGATGGAAAATCTGTGAGTGTCTTTGATTCTAGGACTGGTAGACAATTTGAAATTTCTTGGGACGAAAATGCTAACATTTGGGCTAGTAACCCTGTAGGTTTTGAAAGAAATGTGGATCGTAAATTCTCTCCTAGTTTAAATGAAGCAGTAGATACTGCTGTTACAGATTTAAGCAAAGAACGCGAAGGTGTAGATAAGTTCAAAGACTTCAAAGAATATGTTGATGGTCTTGTCAATGAACCAGAATTCCAAAAGGAATACGACTTTAATGACTTAGGTGGAGATGGAATTCTTCGCGTTCAAGATAAGAACAACAAGAATCAAGCAAATATTGAATGGGATGAGGATGCTCAAGGATACGGAGTTGACTTCCGTCCACTTGATTTAGGCAAAAAGGAAGTCTTTGCAGACATTCAAGAAGCCGGTCAATACGCTATGGATGTTCTAGACAAGAAACGGGACATTCCAAGGCCTGGAAAGCTGATGGTAGAGGCAGCAGAAAAAGAACTTCTTGAAGGAGCACCGCCTGTTGTTAAAGGCGATGCTTTTGATAAATTAGATGATGGAAATGCAGTAGCAGATTTGTTAGGCGCACTTGGAGCCAAACTTCCTAAATTCCGAAATACTCGCGGGGAAAGGAATGCTCGCTGGGCACATCGCTATATTGATGAAGCCGCTGCGGAATTCCGTACACAGTCTATTGACAAGGCTGGTATATCCGAACTAAATCAGGCTCTTTCATATGCAATCCGTATTCCTGGAACCGAACTAAGAGATTCTGTTGTATCTGAGATTAAAAGACTTCAGGAAAATCTCGTTGTTAAACGTGAAGTGCTTAAGCAAAGACGTATTGTAAAGCTCAATAAAAGGTATGAAAACTCTCTTCCAAAAGGTTTAGTACCTACTAACCCTGCTGATCTTGATATAGAAAAAGCCTTGGCAATTGCTAAAGAATTTCTAGAAATACTTCCCGAAAAAGACAATTATGATATTGATAAATTTGGCGATAAAGCCGCTGCGTACCTACGCTATTTTGTAGAGTCTGCGGAAGGAAAGCCCAACGACACTCCACTCCACAAAGTAAGCGGTTATCAGTATCTTAAGACTGCTGCTGGCTACTTAAAAGATGCTAACTTTAACGAGAATCAAAAAGTTTTAGCAAGCGAATTAGAAAAATTCTACGACTTGTTTGATCAAAAACGAGATCTAGATAAGGCACAGGCAGACAAAAAAATGTACGACAATCTTGCATTACCTATCGATGATGCTAATTGGCCTACAGAAGAAAATATTGACAAAGACAAGGCTGTTATTGCTCTAGACGAATTACTCAAGCGTCTTCCAGAATATGATGACTACGATGCTGACGATAATATTCGCACTGCTGCTGCCAGAATTAGAAGGTTTAAGCAAGAATTAATAGATAACAATAAAGAACTAGATCAAGCTGATATTGATTATATTGAATCCGCTGTTAAGTATCTAAGAAAGGGATCTAATCCTGCTCAGATAGCTCTTGCAGATAAAATTGAAAATCTTGCTTCTGTCATCAATGCAAAGAGAGAAGAAATCAGAAATAAGCGTCTAGAAGAGTACAAGAAAAATTTAGCTGTTCCCTTTCCTGATGGAGTTATCCCAGCAAACGGAGATGGTGTAAACAAAGATCAACTAGTTGCTCTATTTGATGAATTAGTTAAGCGCCTTCCAGAGTCGAATAACAGAGACTTTAACTACGAGATGCGTCGCGCTGGTGAATACGCTAATAATGGTCTGGCTGAGGCTCAAGGTATTCTAGATGGAAACCCTGATCCATTTATTCGTAAATTTGATTCCACATATCTTGAAAAAATTATTAATAATTTGGCTGAGCACGGAGATAAGGATGAGCAAGCCCTTATTCCTCAGTTAGAGAAGGCAAAGAATGTCCTTGCTGATAAGAAAAACTCTCTTAATGCTGATGTTAGAAACAAATATCTAGCCCGTAGAGATGTCCCTATCCCTGAAGATGCTGTCCTTGACGAGCAAAAAGAAGATAAGCAAGACTTCCTTAATGCTGTAAATGAAGTATTTAATCGTCTACCTGTTGACACTGATGAAGAAGCAAATAATTCTGTTATTGTTGCTCGCGATCAACTGAAAAAATACATTAGTCAATTAGAATCTAACGACGATCCTTTTGCTGCTAATACAAAGTATCTAAAAGACGTTGCAGATGCTTTAAACAAGATTAGCGATGCAAAATATTCAGAGTTTGCAGATTTCTTAAATGAAATTGCTGATTATGCTGTTGGTCGTCGTTTAGAGCGTCCTGTACCTGCTCTTGCTCCAGCAAATATGGATGCGATTGACCCAGCTGAGTTAGCAATTAAGCGTATTCAAGCAGGAGAAAACCCTTACACATCCCCTGAGGGATTCAAGGAATTATTTGCTGGCGAGGACATATTTAATAATAATTCTTATTTAAAGCCTTTCCAAGAGCAGATTCAAAAGTTCTTTGACGGTAACGAACATCCTTTATCTGATTTAGATATTAGATCTCGTCAAGCAATGTCCCAATGGGTTGCCAGCCAACTTCACAACCCTCCTAAAGTTATGGACGAAAAAGCTATAGAGGATGTTCACAATTTAGTATCTCTTATGGCAAAACTTGATGATGAAAAGGCTGTCTATGAACCTAGTCGCAATGAACTCGGGGTTGGAAGCAGACTTCTAGAGTATGCTCCTGATGATTTCTTTGCAGTTGCTAAAAGAAGTGGTCCAGATAAAGAAATAGTTATGGATGGCGTCCCTACTGGATTTAAGGCTAAACAGGCTCAAACAGGTATTAACTCTCAGAATAACTTTATTGTTACTGATATTGCAACTGGTCAACGTTTTATTTTCAAAAAAGAGGGAAGCGCTGCCCAGGCAAGGGGCGAGAAAGAAGTCGCTTTTATCTCTTCTGGCTTAGGGATACATGGTCGCATATATACAGAAAACCATCCTCTAGATAAAAGAGCGATAATTCAGACATTTGCTGCCGATGCCGTTAGAAAGTATGGCGACCCAGTCAACTTCAATTCGATTGGTAATGTTTCAGCGGGAGAACCTGCTAAAGAACTCCACATAAAAAACACTCTTGTTATGCATATTCTTGATGCACTTATTAGTAATAGTGATCGCAATTCGGGTAACTTTATGATTGTAGCCGCTGACAACCTTGGTGTTGATGACAATGGGCATCACAACTTGTATTTAATCCCTATTGACCACGGTTATGCCGCTGCTATTAATGATCAAAAGGCTGGCAACCTTTCAGGACCTAAGAGATTCCTTCTAAATCCTAGTTCTTCAGGTGGTCATATCGCTGATAAGGTGGCAAAAAACATTGGTGCTACAGCCTTCAAAGATATTCTTGATATGTCCCTACAACAACTAGAGCAATACTTAAATCGTTTAGGTGGCGGAGAGATTAGCCAGCAAACACTTGCTACAATTACAACAAGAATGGCTGAACTTAAAGGCATTACTCTTGCTGAACTAGAAAGTTGGATAGGTAAAAAATAATGACCTCCCAGGTGTATAGATTTTACAACAGTAACGGTACAAATGAATGGAATTACGAGTTTTCTATTGTTGCTTCGGAAGAGGAAGCCCGTTTTGTGATCCCTCTCGGAAGACCTGATTATGCTGTAATTTATAATCAAGACCGTATTACTGATCATATTAAAATTTTAATAAGAGATAATGAACCACTTCCTACTAATCCAGAAGATTGGGCGCTACTTAGTGCTTATAACATAAACTATAATCTGCTTGCTATTGACAATCAAACGTCAAGATTTTTTGATCTCTTAGTTGATGAAGAACAAGAATATTCAGATAAAACATTCAAAAAATACGAAGATATCTTATTCCCGCCAGGAAGCAGGTTCTAATAATGTCCGCATCACAAAACTTATATCAAGGTCTTTTTGCTAGTATCAACGAAAAAGACGAGACCACCGTTACTTATCTGTTCTATGCAAATCCTACAACTTACCTAAAGCGGTATAATAAAGAATGGATTCCAGTAGACAACATTGATGATGAAAATACCAATGGTGACGAACAAATCCCTGTGACTGATGAGTTTATTGAAGCCTTTGATCAATCACAAGAGGATGGCGTTCCACTAAGTATTGATGATGCCAATGAGTACCTACGAGAGCTGGAGCCCTGGGAGTAATGAAGTTCATCGGTCGTATCGAAAATAATGTTCTTTTTGCGTCTAACAGCGTTGGCGTTGTTGTAGACGAAAAAACAAATATGGTTGTTGATACTGGCTCTGTTCAAGCATTTATCTCGTCTAATAACTGGAATCTTAATTTAGAAGAGCCAAACGATGTTTCTCTGGAACTTGCTACAGCATCAGTATCAGACTTAAATATCCACGTTCTTTCTAGTACTCGTATGTACACAATCCCAAAGGCTGCTCAAACAGAGGCCAAACGCGCACTTGAATGGCGTAAAGAGCATAAACGTGGTGGCACTCCTGTTGGAGTAAACAGCGCTCGCACTCTTGCCGCCGGTGGTCAAATTGGTATTGAAAAAGTTCGTCACATTGCAAAGTATTTCCCTCGTCACGAAGTTGATAAAAAGGGTAAAGGGTATAAGCCAGGAGAAGATGGATTCCCGTCAAATGGTCGCATTGCGTGGGCTCTTTGGGGCGGAGACGCTGCTCGTCGTTGGGCTAGTGCAATCGTTGAGCGCGAAAATGCTCACGAAAAAGAGGCCGCTACTTTTGAAGAAATTAAAGCAGTAGATTTTTCTTACTTTAATTCAATTAATGAACCAGAATTCACAATCCGTGTACAAGATAATGGCGTTGGGGTTGACCGCCTCTACATGACTAGTGATGACGGAGCCACATCGGTATGGGACGATGGAGTCTGGTCTAACCTTGGAATCTTCACTAGTTCGTTTTCTGATATTGACTCAGAACTTGACACCGAGCCAGACGGAATTATTCGTTACTACTTCCCAGTAGATTCAGAAACTGCTGTAGTTGCTTCTGCACTTTTTGATAGCACTCCTTTTCTAATCTCAAGCATTGACAATTTTAATGTTGATGAGGCCGAGTTAGTAGCCTTTGCTATTGGGGAAGTTGATTGGTCATACATTGACTTCTTAACTTTTGCTGAGGGCGATGGAAACTACACTCCAGAAGAACGTTCAGAGAATGTTAAAGATCAGTACCGAGACGCAACTGGTCAGTTTGCCAAAAAAGGTTCAACAGTAATCATTGGTAAAAACCCTGCAGCTTCTGGAACTGTTGTAGGTATTAACCCTCAGGACTCAACTGTAAGAGTTAAACTGGCTAATGGAAATGAAGTAAATGTTCCAGGAGATACTACAAGTCCTGCTTCTGCATCTACTGCTAGTTATAAATCACAGGTCACTAATGTAGAACGTTTCGATGTTTCTGGAATCTTAGGGGAGCCTCGTGACTCAAGCAACCCTGCAATTGCTGGTCGTATTCCAAACCGCCTACCGCCTCTAACCGGCGCCAGCATACAACAAATGATAGGTGACTGGTCCTCTTGGGTAGCGGATCAAAGAACTTCTTTTGAAAGTACTAAAACACAAATTCCTCAGATTAAAGTTAGTACTCAAGAGGATGACATTCTCGCTCCTAATGCTTACAACGACCCGTACTTACGTAATTGGTTGGATCAAAAAACTGGTAAAGGTAAGAAGTCAACATACCCTAACCGCGGTTGGTACAACCCTATGCGCACTGACGATGTTGAATCAAAGAAAGATGCTAAAAAACTTGGTGGAATTACAGCCGCTGGAGAAGCAAAGAAACTTACCCCTAAAACTTCAGATGTTCCAGTAATCTATATGGCTATTGTTGCTCAAGATGACCCACAGGCCGTAATGGATCTAGTTTCCTTGGTTCCTACAACAGATCAATCTACGCAACCTGTGGCATTCTCTCGCAAGGACGGCAAGTGGGTAGAAAATAGTCAGATTATCTCTGACCTAAACAGCCCTACCCCGCCGCCAGTTGTAGTTCTAGATGATGAAACTCTTCTTGAGGTTCTTTCGCAGATTGATCCTAAAAAGGATGCACCAGTAACTGCTTCTATCTATAAAACTTTATCTTTGCTCTGGGACACAAACGGAGATTTAATAGGCGTTACTGCTGCAGGCGGAGCAGATCGTAATAAAGGAAATGCTGAAAAACTTCGGCGCTACTGGACTGTTGGCAAGGGCGGCGCAAAGATTCGCTGGAATACCGGTGGAGATTGGACTCGCTGTGTACGTCAACTTTCTAAGTACATGGGCCCTCGTGCCAAAGGCTACTGCGCCCTACGCCACAAAGAAATGACAGGCATGTGGACTGGAGACAAAGAACATCGTCAAATGTATGGAAGTAAGAAAGCATTTACCACCTACAGCGATGACTTTATCCGCTCTAGTGAAGAAGTTATTTCTTTTGCCGAGTTAAGTGCCCAAGCAGCCGAGGCTAGAAGCAGAATTGTTGCATCCGGTGAGCCTATGGAATACGGCGCAGAATTCTATATGCCTTTGGTTTTACCAGAGGATACTGAATCTGGCGATGGACGTAAGTTTGCTAAGGGTGCTATCTCTATGAGAGAACTTCCGCTTCCTTTAATGTGGCAGATTAAAACTGCTCAGGGGCATGACGGCTCTGTAGTTGTTGGTCGTATCGACAAAATGGAACGTTTAGAAGCTGGCGGTGTTGGAAATGCCTATGGCGTTTTTGACTCAGGCGATTATGGCAAAGAAGCAGAGCGTTTAGTACGAGGCGGATTCATCAGAGGAATCTCCGCTGATTTAGACAAATTTGAAGCAGATGAAGAAGAAGCAGCTTCTGACGAAGATAAAAAAATTGGCACTGGAAAGATTAAAATTACTAAAGGACGCATTATGGGTGTCACTTTAGTTCCTAAGCCAGCTTTCCAAGAGTGTAAAATAGTGCTACTAGAGGATATGAAAAATCCACAGGAGGAACAAGTGATCCCAGACGGCGAATATGTAGAGGATCCTGCAGAGCAGGACACCGCGGCTTTAGTCGCGTGCGCCGCAGTAGTGGCCTCTATCCCAGTAACCCCCCCATCTTCATGGTTTGAAAAGCCAGAACTAAATGGACCTACACCACTAACTGTTACAGACGACGGTCGCGTGTTTGGTCATATTGCTGCTTGGCATGTAGACCATATCGGTATGGCATTTGGTACTAAGCCTCCTCGCTCAAAGAGCAAGTACTCTTACTTCCACACAGGCATTATTCGTACCGAAGAGGGAACAGACGTTCCAGTTGGTCAACTAACTCTTGCTGGTGGACACGCATCCCTTGAGGCCTCAGCCCGCGCTGCCGCGAAGCATTACGACGACACTGGCTCAGCGTTTGCTGATGTTCATGCCGGCGAAGATGCTCACGGTATCTGGGTAGCCGGTGCGCTTCGCCCAGCAATCTCACCAGAGCAAGTACGCGCTATTCGCGCTTCTGCTCCATCAGGTGACTGGCGACCAATTCAAGGCTCACTTGAACTTGTTGCTGTATGCCAAGTAAATGTTCCAGGATTCCCAATCGCTCGTGCCCGTGTTGCATCAGGTTCTGTTATGGCTCTTGTTGCTGCTGGCGCTCGCGTTTTGGCTCAGATGAAGTCTGATCCTGTGGCAGAACTTGCTGCTCGTATTGAGCGCCTTGAACAAGAAAAAATGGAACCATTTATTGCTGCTGCAGAAGATGCTCGCGCTCGCTTTGCTGCATTAAAGAGCGAGTTTATTGTTTCTGAAGAACCAATGACTGCAGGTGGCGGATGCGGATGTTGCCCTGCTTGCTCATCAATGTGTCAAGGTGAATGTTGCTCTAAGTGCACCTATCCGATGGGTCATAGCGACGCTGGGAACTCAGTAGAGCCATTAATGATTGGCGTTCTTGAGCGTTTATTGTCTGACGTTGTTTCTTTCTACTTCCGTGCTCACGGATATCACTGGAATGTTAAGGGTCAAGACTTCTCTCAGTACCACAAACTATTCAAAAAAATATATGAAGATGCATACGAGTCAATTGATCCTATGGCAGAGAACATCTTAAAACTTGGATACAAGGCTCCTTTCAACTTAGGCGAGTTTGTGTCTATGCGTTCAATCCAAGATTCCGAAGGAGTTACTATGACTCCTCAGGCTTTGACTGCTGATTTAGCCCGCGCCAATGATGTTTTAATTGACGAACTAAAAGCTACATTTGATGTAGTAGAGGCCGCTAATGAGCAAGGAATCGCAAACTTTATTGCAGAGCGTATTGACTCACACATGAAGTGGTCTTGGCAATTAAAATCCTCTCTAGTACCTGAGGGCATGGAAATGGCTGAAAATGAGTCTCAAGAAGACTTTTTTGTGACAGTTTTTTCAACACTAGAAGAGCAAGGTTTAATCGCTGCTGGCGGTCCTTCTGAAGATGTTCGTATGAAACTTGCTGAAACTGGTGAAGCCCTTAAAGACGGTTCATACCCAATCAGAAATGTTTCCGAACTGAAGAAAGCAATTAAAGCATACGGTCGTTCCAAGCCAGGAGATCGCGCAAAGGTTCGTAAGCACATCTCTAAGCGTGCTCGCGCATTGAAGCACCCAGAATTGATCCCAGATGAGTGGAAGAGTCTTTCCGTTAGTGGTATGGAACTCTCTATTGCAGTTGCTGATCTTCGTAGTCGTTTAAACACAAGAACTATTACTGCAGCAGGCCAAGAAATGGAATCGGATGCAACCGAAGAGGCTTCCGGTGGTGTTGACCCAAAAGTGCCAGCCTCTAAAGAGGCTTCTCGGTCTGAAGGTATCTATACTGCCAAAACTCAACCTAGAGACGCTCAGGGCAAGTTTCGTACAGTACTAGCACGCCTTAAACAAGATTTAGGTGTTGCATCACTAGACAGCGTTGCTGAAAAAGTAGAAGAAGCAGAGAATCTAGACAATGTTGGAGACTACTCTGAGTCCGCAAGGGCTGCTAGTGATGTTATTGGCATTGTTGATCGCTTAGAAACTGGCGCTTTAGATGCAAAACTAGTGGAAAACGTACGAGCTGGTACAAAAGCGTTGGGCGAAGCAATTGCAAACCTACCACTTCCTTTCCAAGATCAATCACAAAAGATTCGTTTTAGCGATGTTCCACCTGCTCTAGCCAAGTTAATTGAAGACATGCTTGAGAAGGTAGAAAATAAGATTGGCGTAGAGGACTCTGCGGAAGCCACCACAAAATTAAAGGCATTTATGAGTGGATCAGACGTATTTAGCCAAAGCGAAATATCTAGCGAAATGAATAGGCTTCTTAGGCTTCTAACCTAGAAATAGGGTGTTTGAGAATACTGTAATATTTGTCTTGGGTATAGTGCCTCCCCGCTCATTGATGTGTGGAGTCCCTCAACCCCGACTATATAAGCCAGGGAAACCGTATACATAGATGGTTTCCCCCGACTGCCCCGAAGGAGGGACAGTAGTGGACCAAATCAGAAACATGATAGATCAACTCTCTGAACTATCTGACGAACAAATCGTTGAACTTCAGAGCGAAATCATCGGTGAATTTGAAATGGTAGAAGGCGAAGAACCAACTCCACAGACAGTTGAGGCAATGACCTCACTCGCTGACATGCTTGATTCAGTTCGTTCTGAAGTTAAGAACCGTGAAGTACAGGCCAAGGAACTTGCTCAGCAAGCAACTGAAGCCGTATCTCGCGTACATGGCGATGAAGCTAATGTCGAAGAAAACATCGACGAAGCTGCTGTGAGTGAAGCTGCGACCGAACAACCAGAGGAAAACAGCATGCATGAAGATAAAGATATGCCTGTTACTCCCGAGGAGCCAGTTGCTCCTGCAGAGGAGCCAACAGCGCTAGACGCAGAGGCTGCACCAGCAGAAGCTGCTGAAAAGGTCGGGGACGAAACTCCAGAAGAGGACAAGAAGGATGATGAAGAGGAAGAACCAGTAATGGCTTCAGCCGAAGATTCAGCCGTCGAAGAAACCGCTTCCGTGGAAGAAGTTATCGAACTTTCTACCGAAGACCCAGAAGTTATTGAAGAAGCAGCTGCTGAAGAAGCACCTGCAGAAGCAGAACTTGCCGTAGAAGAAACAGTTGAACTTTCAACCGAAGAATCAATTGAAAACCCAGATGTGCCAGTGGCACAGGAAGAAATCGTGGAGGCCCCCTTGACTGCCGACGCTTTTGATGCTCAGGATGTAACCCCTGAGGTCCCAGCAGACCGCCGTCCATCTTCAATGACCAGCGCAATCCCAGTAGCAATTACTGCAGGTGCTGACATTCCAGGTGTGACAGCCGGTACAGAACTATCCAACATGTCTGATGTTGCAGACGCTTTCTCAAAGCGCTTACATGGCTTACGCCGTGTAAACGGTGGAGATGGCGAACAGCACATCGTTGCTTCATTTAGCACACAGTATCCAGAAGCTTACCAGCTTGGAACTGATGCCGAAGCAAATATGGCAAAAATCAATGAAGTAGTAGCACCAGCAGCATTAACCGCTTCTGGTTCTTACCAATCACCATTCGCAACTCGTTACGACATCTTTGGAGTTGGTTCAAACGTTCGCCCAGTGCGCGATTGTTTCCCATCATTCCAGGCTGACCGTGGCGGTATCCGTTTCATCACACCACCTGCTTTGTCCGCATACGGCTCAGCAGTAGGCGTATGGACAACTGCTCTTGATACAGCATATGTAACCAACTCTGCCACATCTAGTGCAACTAAGGATAGCTTAGTTGTTACAGCTGCAGCAGAAACAACCGCAGTTGCAGATGCAGTAACACTGCAGATGCAGTTCGGTAACCTTGCAACTCGTGCATACCCTGAATTGATCGCTCGTCACAACGAGCTTGGTCTTATTCAGCACGCACGCGAAGCAGAGCAGAACATCCTAGCCAAGCTAACAGCAGCTTCAACTGCCGTTACAAGCACTTCGGTACTTGGTCTTGGTTCAGATTTCTTGCTTCAGGTTGGTCGCGCAGCTTCTCTATATCGTGCTCGTCACCGTATGGAAGATGGCGCTGTACTTCGCGTTGTCGCTCCATCGTGGGTTAAGTCCGCTATTCAGGCTGACTTTGCTCTACAGATGCCAGGCGATGGTCGCACAGCTGTAACAGATGGCGATATCGAAGGATTCCTTCGCGCTCGCAACGTAAACATCTGCTTCCATATTGATGATTCAGGTGCAACAGGTACACAAAGCGCTGCCGCTTTGGCCGAGTTCCCTGATACGTTCGTATGGTACTTGTTTGCTGAAGGTTCATTCTTGTTCCTTGATGGCGGCACGCTTGATCTCGGTGTTATCCGTGACTCAACCCTTGTTGGCACCAACGACTACAAGATGTTCGTTGAAACCTTTGAGGGTCTAGCCTTTGTTGGCGTAGAGTCTCTAAAGGTAACATCGACAATTTCGATTAACGGCGCACGCGCTGCTCTTCGCGATACCTTGGGCGCTACAACAGCAACCACAATTGAGTTCTAGTCTTAACTAGTCTCAAAAAATAAACGCAACGGCGACACTCAGGATATAAGGAGCACGTAGGAAAAATGGCAAAAGATCTATCAATCACGCCAGCTCACCCCTTAACTCCGTACCCTTTTGGGGTCCTGAGTGTCGCCAGCGTTTCTCAATACTCAGAGTCAGAGGATCACTGGGCTCGCTATGCGGCCCACGAGTTTGACTCAGACGCATTTGCTTTGCGCCTACTGACCATTAATGACGACGATGTCACTAATGGTGAGTTGTACGACGGAACAACTAAACAACGTTTTACTAATTATGTTCCTTTTGGGATTGAAGTTGAAGACTTCTCCTCTACTTTTAGCCTTCCTGCACAAGACCGTTTTAAGCGTGTTGAAAAGATTATGGAAGCATCAACCCAGAAAGCCATAGAAAGTGAACTATGGCTTGGTTCTGCTGCTCAGCACTTTACTGGCTACACCTCAAGTGTTGTATCTAGCGCAACTGTGGCATCAAACTTTGCTACCGTAACAACAGCAACTGCTCACGGGTTTAAAGTTGGCGACATTGTTACTGTATACAACTTAACTTCTGCAAGTGGTTACGATAACTACGTGATTACTGTTGCAACCGCAACAACATTTACTTTTGCTTACACTGCTTCAAACGGTGCCGTAACACTTGGCACAAGTCCTATTGCTACTCTAAGCAACAACTATCTTGTAAAAGAAAAAGCATCTACAGATGTAACAGTCACTGCTGGTGGAGATTCTCCTCGTGTAGCACTGGCTCGTCTAGAAGGCGCACTTGCAGGTGGTCCTGCAGGTTTACGCGGTGTTATTCACATGTCACGCCGTATGGCTGGTATTTGCTATGACTTCCTAGAGCGCATGGATTTTAATGCTCGTCTTGATATGGATGATATAAATAAAAAGGGTCAGATTCTCATAACCGCACTAGGAACACCAGTAATTGTGGGTTCTGGATACACAGGAGTTGGTCCAATTGGACACGCTAACCGTGCAGTAAGCAATACAACCGAGTGGATGTTTGCTACTGGTTATGTAGATGTACACCTTGGCGAAACCAAGGTAGTGAATGAAAATTTGGCTCAAGGCATTACTGCTTCGTCCAATACAAATGACATGCGCATAAAAGCCGTTCGCGCAGCGGCTGTCCACTTTGAACCGGACTGCCATTACGCAGCACGGGTCGACTTTTCAGCATCCGTTTAGTTAACAAAAATAGGAGATAGCCAAACATGGCAACTCAAGATTACGCAGCTAGCGTTCAAGGTGCGGCTATTCGCGTCACTCGTTTAAGTTCAAGTGGCGCTTTATTGACCGGAGACTTGGACAGCTACACAACGTCCGCATTTATCCGCATGTCCTTCACCCCAGAGTACGAAGATGGTGAAGAAATTACAGAGAAGGCCGCTAACGGAACCGTATGTGTGTCCTACAAGGCTCCAGACGTTCTAAAGCGCGTCACAATGGAACTTGCTATCTGTGAACCAGATCCAGAATTAACAGCCCTACTTGCTGGTGGTGTGCTTCTAAGCCGTGACCAGTCGACATCAACGTCAGTGGCTATTGCATCTGGTACTACTATTGCTAGTAGTGCCACCACTATCACTACATCCGCTGTTCACGGTCTGGCTGTTGGTGACAACATCACCCTTACAGGTCTTACTCCAGGAACCTCTGGAACACTTAACGGTGTGGCTAGAGTTGTGACAGTACCAACAACAACAACATTTACTATCTCAACGACAGCTGTTGGTACAGTAACAGCCTCTAGCGCAACTGTAACAAAGCGTGACGATACTAGTGTTGGTTATGCAGCACCAGCAATCGGTGACGATCCTGCAGGTAACGGCGTTGCTATTGAATGTTGGTCACACGCAGTTGCATCTGGAAAGCGCACATCAACAAATCCATACTTCCACTGGATCTTCCCTTACGCTCGCCTACGTCAATCAGGTGATCGCGTAATTGAAAATGGTTTGCTTGCAAACACATTTGAAGGTTACGGAATCGGTAATAGTACATTCGGTGTTGGACCAGACGGTCGTTGGGAATTCCCAGACGTTACTGATCGTCCATACGCATATGCTCGTAACACGTACTCACCATCAACTAGTCAACTTAAGGGCTTCTACATTTGGAACACCACTACTGGCGATGCAACTGCGGTCGCTAACTTGCCTGTTGCTGATATTGACACCACCTACAACATTCCTGGTGGCGAAGTATACGCTAGTGGAAGCGTTACAGACATCATTGTTAATTCGGACGCTGACTAAAATATAAGCTGGTAATTAACTAAAACATTGGAGGCGGGCGTGGTAATCGGTAACTCGGTTTCTACGCCCGCCACTTATTTCACGAGGACTTTATAGCTATGACAAATCTTTGGGTGACCCCTACCGATTTGAGTACGACATACTCCGATTCAGAGTACGCCGATGATGCTTGTCAAATGGCTTCCAACATCCTTTGGGCTATGTCTGGTCGTAAATACTCTGGAATTACTACTGTAACTGAGCGTTACATTACTGCTATTGATTCTTTTCGATACCAAGGATCCTCTGCAAAAAACTTTTCCCCTCAATTATCCGGTGGTCAGGTATATAACGTACCTAGCGAAGACTGGAATGATTCGGCTTATCAGTCAGATGGAACATCTTCCATTTCCCGTATCCGCCTCCGCGGTAAGCCAGTGCAAGAAATTCACCTTGTTCGCTCAATGTATAACGGTCTTATTGTTAATCCAGACAACTACTACGTTGCCGAACACAGCACTTTAATTGCTTACTTAGGCACTCCATGGCCGCCGGGAAATCTTGAAGTAACCTATACCCATGGTATGCGTCCCCCAACGGCAGGTAGACAAGCAGCTCGTTTGTTTGCAATTGAATTAGTCAAGCTCTGGGAAGGCGATGACTGCGCTCTCCCAGATCGCGTAACTTCTGTATCTCGTCAAGGTGTTTCATACACAATTCTTGACAATCAAGACTTCCTTGAAAATATGCGTACTGGCATCTATGCCATTGATTTATTTATTAAAACGGCAAACCCAGCAAAGGCTCTTGCTCCGTCTAAAGTATTTAGTCCAGATATGCCTCGCGCTCGCCGTGCTGCACCTGTTCGTCCGCTAGTTCTTTCTGCATCTGCTACTTATGATGCTTCCTTAACAGAAAGTAATGAATGGAACGCTACGCAGACTCACACTATTAGTGGGGCTTTAGCAGGTTTATCAGCATACAACAACGCAAACTACACCCTACGCTTAGATGCTTCTAGTTGGTACGGGTACACCGTTAAGTCCTACCCTGCCGATGCCGCAGAATTTAGAACTGTCGGTGCTACAACTTTCCTAGATCTAGATTTTACTTACAACACAACTTATGAAGCAGTTGGACCAAACGATCCTGGAACATGGACTTTATATGCTGTCGACACTAGCGGAGCTACGACTCAACTTTTACAGGCAAATCTTCAAATCAAGAAAGTTATTACCAGTCAAATCAACCCAACTTCAACTGGAAGCGGTCCTACAA